CTAAAGAACAACAAAGGCACAGAAGATAACCGTGTACGTCACATGGACTACGGTGTACAGTTTAATAAGCTGATGTATGAGCGCCTCATCACAGGTGGTGACATTACACTGTTTTCACCACATGATGTTCCTGAAATGTATGATGCTTTCTTTAATGATCAAGACAAGTTTAGAGAACTATACGAAACAGCAGAACGCAATACTCGCTTACGTAAAAAGACCGTAAAAGCAATTGATTTGTTTAGTGCATTTGTGCAAGAGCGCAAAGACACAGGTCGTATCTATCTAATGAATGTTGATCATGCAAACACTCACGGTTCATTTAAGGAAGATATTGCACCAATTAAACAAAGTAATCTTTGCTGTGAAATCAACTTGCCCACAAAGCCGCTGAACGATATTAACGATACCAACGGTGAAATCAGTCTTTGTACATTGAGCGCAATTAACTGGGGCAACATTAAGAATCCATCAGATTTCGAAAAGACATGTGAGTTAGCAGTACGTGCGCTAGATGAGTTACTTGATTATCAAAGCTATCCTGTTCTTGCCGCTGAACTAAGCACAATGAACCGTCGTCCACTAGGCATTGGTATTATCAACTTTGCTTATTGGTTAGCTAAGAATGACACTAACTATCAGAATCCAAATCTAGAACTTGTAGATGAGTGGGCAGAAGCTTGGAGTTATTATCTCATTAAAGCAAGTATAAAACTAGCTAAGGAAAAGGGTGCATGTCTAAAGAGCAACGAAACTAAGTATGCAGACGGTGTGACACCGAACATGACTTACAAGCGTGAAGTTGATGAACTAGTAAAGCACAAAGAGCGCATGGACTGGAAAACTCTACGCAAGGACCTAAAACAGTATGGTGTGCGTAACAGCACACTGATGGCACTTATGCCCGCAGAAACATCTGCACAGATCAGCAACAGTACAAATGGCATTGAGCCACCGCGCAGTTACGTTAGCATCAAAGGCAGCAAGCACGGACAACTTAAGCAAGTAGTACCTGGTTATCCTCGCCTTAAGAACAAGTACGATCTATTGTGGAATCAAAAGAGCCCGGAAGGTTATTTGAAGATTTGTGCAGTGCTTCAGAAGTATATTGACCAAGGCATCAGTGTAAACACAAGTTACAATCCTCAACATTATGAGGATGAAAAGATTCCAATGAGTTTACTACTACAGCATATTGTAATGTTTTACAAGTATGGCGGCAAGCAGCTATATTATAACAACACTTTTGACGGACAAGGTGAAATGGATATTGAACAACCCTCTGCGCCTTTAGCAGACGATGCTGTTATTCAAGAAGACGACTGCGACAGTTGCAAAATTTAATTAAAAAGTTAGGAATACATTATGGCTACTTCTGTTTATAATTCTAAAAGTACAAAAGATCACACTCAGTCTAAGATGTTCCTAGATGCCGATGGCGGCGTTACTATGCAGCGTTATGACGTACTAAAGTATCGCCAGTTTGATAAACTTACTGAAAAGCAGTTAGGTTTTTTCTGGAGACCAGAAGAGGTTGATATTGTTCGTGATGCTAAGGATTTTAAAGATCTTACTGAACATGAACAGCACATCTTTACCAGTAATCTAAAGCGTCAGATCTTACTTGACAGCGTACAAGGTCGCAGTCCTAATCTAGCGTTCTTGCCTATTGTTGGTATTCCTGAGTTAGAAACATGGATTGAGACATGGGCATTTAGTGAAACTATTCATAGTCGCAGTTACACACATATTATTCGTAATATTTACTCGGATCCAAGTAAGGTGTTTGACGAAATGAGTTCAATGACAGAGATTACAAGTTGTGCCGATACTATAAGTAAGAACTATGATAAACTGATTGAAATGAACAGTTGGTACACTCTCTTAGGTGAAGGCACGCATACTGTCAACGGAAAGAAAGTTGTAGTCGATCTATATGAACTAAAAAAGCAGCTATGGCTATGCTTGATGAGTGTTAATATCTTAGAAGGTGTACGCTTTTATGTAAGTTTTGCTTGTAGTTGGGCGTTTGCTGAACTAAAGAAGATGGAAGGCAACGCTAAGATTATTAAACTAATTGCTCGCGATGAAAATGTTCACCTAGCTAGCACACAACAGATGTTAAAGTTATTGCCGCAAGACGACAAAGACTTTGAGAAGATTGCTGCTGAGTGTGAAGGACATGCGTTGGAAATGTTTATGGAAGCAGTTCGTCAAGAAAAGGATTGGGCTGATTACCTCTTTAAAGATGGAAGCATGATTGGCCTCAATGCCGAACTACTGAAACAATATGTTGAATGGATTGCTGCAAAGCGTATGCGCTCAGTAGGATTAACTGTGCCATATGCTACTAGCGCAAGTAATCCCCTACCGTGGACACAAAAATGGATCAGCGGCGGCGAAGTACAAGTAGCACCGCAGGAAACAGAAATTACAAGCTATGTTATCGGCGGCACAAAACAAGACGTAGATCAGGATACATTTAAAGGATTAAGTTTATAATGCTTACACTATATTCAAAGAACAATTGCGGCTATTGCTTACAAGCAAAGGCTCTATTAAAAAACAATGATATTCCGTTTGAAGAAGTAAACATAGATACAGATGACGTTGCTCGAGAGTTTGTCATCAACGAAGGTCATAGAACTATGCCTCAGATTTATCGAGAAGGCAAGCTATTTGTTGAAGGCGGATTCGCGGGACTTAACGAATTAGGCGTAGATACTATTAAAACTAAACTTGGGCTTACTAGCCTAGGTTCACTATAACCACAGGAAAACACAACATGTTGTATAATATAACAGAATTACTCGGCGAAGTGGTTACACTTAAAACCACTAAAGGCGATGAGATTATTGCTACCTTAATTGGCTTTGACGAAGAAACTGATACTATGACGTTAGAATATCCTAAGATCGTTGTTGTAGCAGGCGACACTGTAGCACTTGCACCTTTTGCATTAACAGCGCGAGCCGATACAATTATTACGGAAGGTAAGCAGTTTTTAGCTGTAATGGAGACTTTGGCTAGTACTGTCGCAGACTATAATGATTTGATCACTGAGCAGAAGGCATTAGAAGCAGCCTCTGAAGAAGGATAAATACTATTATGCCAGCATTAGGATTAGTAAAAGGTAGTTTAGTAAAAGCGGGGTTAATTACAGGCCCAGGCGCTATTGGTCCATTAGTTCAAGCTGAGTTTAAGACTGTTAGTGTTGTAGGCGACACTGTAGCCTCCCATGGGCCAGATCCACACTCTGCAACTACTATCGCTACCGGAAGTAGTTCGGTATTTGCTAATGGGAAACCGGTTACTGTGGCAACTGTGAGCAAGGCAGTTTGCCAAGATCGAGTTGACACCGGTGCAGGAACTGTATTTGTAGGTCCATAAGGTTTTATTGTGGCTCAACTGATATCAGTTAAAGGCCCACATGCAAGACAGCAGAATAGTCCAATCCGTGTACAATGGAATATGGGCAATCAGTGTAACTTTGAGTGCGAATACTGCCCCCCTATATTACATGATGGTAGTCGTCCTTGGTTACCCTTACAATCTTATTTAGATGCTGTTGACCGTATATGCAGCCATTATGCTGATATAGGTAAAAGTGTACACTTTGAGCTTATAGGTGGCGAAGTTACAGTAATGGCTGGTTTTGAAGATATCATACGTAAAATCAACGAACATGGCTGTAGTAGTGTAGTGTTTACTAATGCTAGTCGCACTGTTAACTGGTGGAGTAAATCAAAGCACTATTTAAATGGTGTTGTTATTACATGGCACCCACAAAGCATGGATAAGCAACATCTTATCAGTGTGATTAACGAAATCAAAGATTATGTTAACATAGACATTAACATTGCAGGTATCGGCGGCAGAATCAATGAACTAGGCAATGATGTTGAAGAAATACGTGAACTGTTCAAAGACTGTGAACGCAACAACTACAATAATGTAAGCATATGCGTTAAGACTATGTACAAGAAGTTGTTAGGCCGCGGCAGCAAACAAGAAACATATTGGCCTTATACAGAAGTAGATTTAGAAATTATTAAACGGCCAGGTATCAAACCTTTGCCGATGCCGCCGCCAGATCCTAACCAACCAGCCTTTGAGCCGGATCCTCGTGACTGGATGACAGAATTTTTATACGACGATGGCACTGCAAAGTATGTACAAAGCCATCAGATCATTAATGAGGGATTAAATAGTTTTAAAGGTATGCGATGCTATTTAGGATTTGAAAGTCTAAACATTGATGCTAGCGGAGATATATATAGTAGTTGGTGCGGCGCAAAACACTTCGGCAACATTGCAACATTACAAAGTTGGGCATTACCCGAAAGCCTAACAGAATGTCCTAACGAATATTGTAACAATATCTCAGACATTGCTATTAGCAAAGTTTGCTAATATGTCGCTATATTGATTTGTACTCAAACTATTAAACTCTAACATTTTACTTATGTTTGTAAGAGCTGAACAAAGATGAGTGTATTCGGGTTTGATTTTATTAAGGTGCTTTATTTTACTGAAGGAAAAATTCCAATCAGTACATAGTGCATTTGAAAAAATTTGCAGTAATTCATAGCTAGGAAACACATGGCCTGTTGCACTTATACTAATACTGTCGATAGCTACACTACTATCTATTTTATAAAATTTTCCAAATTTTAATATAGAATCTCCTGTTACCGGCTTTATGAACTGAATTAGACTATTGTATCCGTTCACTGTTTGATGAAGATTATGCCACTTAACAGTTTTTGTATCTTTATCGCACGAATAAACATCATATAACCAACAACCATTATAGTCTACGATAGGGGAAAATCCATCCGGATGCAACGCAGTACCTGGTGTTAATTTTAGTTCTAAAGACAATTCCTTGCATAGAGTTTCTAATTGTGGGAGTTGATGCACATTATGTTCAAAAATATAAAATTCTACACAAACAGTGCAATTCAATTTTTTTAAGTTACGTTCAATCTGATTCCAATCGGACTTCAGTGCTACTTTATCAGCTAATTCATTAATGCCGTAGCAAGGAAACACAACATATGCTTGTTTACTGTTTAGTACCGCAATTAATTGATCGTTGTTAAAATTCAAATTACTATTAAAAACAATTTTGCCTTGATCAGTGTAGTTTAAAATCTCTACTATGTCTTTGTGTTCACTAGGATCCCCGAACACAGAGATAAAGTTAACAGTATCAAATGAGTGAGATATTACTTGCTTAACAGATTCTATATCTAGATCAACATCAGGATAGGTTCTACGACCAAAGCGATGCTGTACCCATTGTGCTTGTGGACCCAATGTGTTATATACTGTGTTCTTAGTAGTTAAATCTATATTGATCATAAAAAAACCGTGCTAAGTATTTAACACGGTTTTTTACTATTGTATTTAAAAATGAATTACAATTTGTTGACGAACGGTGCTACCTGATAGTTAACTACTTCGTCGTATGAGTCTGTGTCCCCGTCGTAGTAGTATTGACTAGCATCAGCTAGCTCATCGATTGACGTATTATATAACCCGATCGAATATTCTTCAACTACAGTTTTACCGCTAACAGTGCCTTTAATACCGAATAAGTACGCACCTGGTGCTAGTGAGGGATCAATATCACTGACATCAACAGATAAAATTCCTGTAGTTGTATTTAATGAAACCCAAGGTGGAAGCGGAGCAAATTCTAAAACAGCAAAGTCGGCACCATCAACAAGATTTAGTTCTAAATCCGTTGTTACTACTTGGCCGAGCGCAATATTCAAAATTCTACCTGAAGGTAAATTTCCTAAAGTAATTTGCCCAGCTAATGGTACTGTTAAAATAGAGCGGTTAACATTTGCTGTAGAAATAGCAGAACCTGCCTCAAATGCAAGAGTTGATGTGCCTTTTAAATGCCCTTCTTGTAAGATGATATCTTTCAATGCCGACGATGTTTTGCTAGGAAATTTAACAGCCCATTGTATTGCAGCACCTGCAACTAATCCCGCAGAAATACTTGTACCTGAGAATGTTCCATATTCACCCGGCCCTGTTTTTGCTGCACACGATACATTAACTCCGAGTGCAAATAGGTCTAGCGCCGCACCGTAGTTATTGCTGTATGAAGTAGCTGGGTTATTCCACGGAACGTTGGTAAAAGATGTTACTTCATAGTCTTGATTATATGACCCAACTGTGAGAACTACTTCAACACCCGCAGGCGATACTGTGTTAACATCCACCCCGTCATTGCCAGCAGCCACCACAACAATTAAATTACTTGCATTCATTTCTGTAATTTTGTTATCTAAAAAGTTATTTTGTGTAGTAACCCATGGTAAACACACTACTTTAACTTGAGATGGATCTGAACCTAAGTGATGAGCTAATACTTCATCTAATGCATCAACGATCTCTCCAACAGTGATGTCGCCGGTAGGGGTATCAAAGAGCTTAACAACATGTAACGTGGCATCTTTTGATACCCCTAAGGTATTACCAATAATAACACTTGCTACTGCGGTCCCGTGTCCCGCATTGTCAGCAAAATCAGAACCAAAATTACTGTACAAATTATTGATGCTTCTTCCTGTAAACTGCTCATGCGCTGCATAAAGTCCTGTATCGACCAAGTAAACATGACCGCCAGCACCATCATTTTCTGGAGTATAGGTCTGCACTTCTTCATCATTTGCACTAGATGCTGCTAAGTTCGTTAAGTGATTCTGATTTAATTCTTGTACCGAAACAGTTGTCGGTGCGTTCTTTTCAATAGATTCTGCTACTCCGCTGATAGCAGCTAGCTGCTCAACAGTCGACTCAATTTCAAAAGTTAATGAAAATGCATACGACTTTATTACAGTAGCACCTGATGCAGCAATAGCTGCTTGTGCAGCAACATTATCTGCGTGTACTCCTGAATCAAGTGTAATTAAATATCTAGCCATTTGTGCTCCATAATATGGTTGGGTTACCGGTAAATTTATATAAGTATTTATCATATTATGGAGGCTCGTGCGATATTAATGGATCCGTCACAGTTTTACACTGGCTTTAGCGTTAATTATGATGCTAAAACAATTGAGTCAATAATTAACGCTGATACTACACACGAGGCGCTACTCCCAATATGGGCTGAAAAATTTAAAAGCTTTACAGCAGTAAATATGTGTTTAAGCGGCGGCATCGACAGCCAGTTTGTACTGTCTACGCTCTCTAAACTAAAAAAAGACATTACTGTGTATATTTTTTCTTTTGTATGGGATGACTGCATATTTAACGCTCCTGATGTTCTTCATGCTATTCGTTACTGTGAACGATACAACCATAGCTATAAAAATATAGAAATTAATTATAAAGAGATGTTAGGTGGTAGTGAATTTTTGAACTACTGTCGTAAATATAAAGCTACTAGTCCGCAAATAAGTCTTCAACTAAAGATGTTAGATTACATAGATAATAACAATCCTACTTTTTTAGGCGGCGACGTTCCAATGTTGGCATATGATTTCAATACTCAAAAAGCTAGTATACTCAGTATAGATTACCAACCATTTATTACATATGCTTTTTTAAATTACGCAGAACAGAACAATCGGATTATAATAAAAGAAATGTTTAGGATGGACCCAGACTGCCATGCTATAGCTTATAAAGAATTGTTGAATACCGTAAAAAAACACAAGATTATTCTTTCGTCAACTACTGGATCCGGCACTGCCCAACCCTTACGCTTATTGTTCTATCAAGACTTAGGTGCAGAAATACTGCCGCCTCTACTAAAAAATACTGGTTTTGAGACATTAAAAATGCACTTAGCAAAACAGACAGGTGTGTACAATCAATATGATGTAACCTACCGATTTCCTTTAGAGCAACTTCTAATGAATGAAGAATGGTATGTTGGGCAATATAACCAACAATTTAGGACAATTATTCCAAAATGCTTAAATGCAATAAAACAAGAGTTCGAAGATTTTTGCAGAACAACGCCAGATATAAAACCAATAGATCTATATAACTTCGTACTTTAATAAATACTATTAGTCCTAGGACCGTAAAAACGGCAGGGCGTCAACAGCGGGAACTGCTGGGCGTTGAATGATTCGCTACCATTCTAGCCATAGTGCCACTTTCAGTTAAGTACATAGATTACTCTATAGCTGTTAACAGATAAATAT